GATATAGATATCTTTTTTATTAAACTTTATAACCTTCTATAATCTTTTAGACTTTCCAAAACTTTTAGACTTTCCAAAACTTTTAGACTTTCCAAAACTTTTAGACTTTCTATAATCTTTTAAACTTTCTATAATCTTTTAAACTTTCCAAAACTTTTAGACTTTCCAAAACTTTTAGACTTTCTAAAACTTTTAAACTTTATAAAAATAAATCTAACATCCCAAAGTATATGCTTAGTAATACTTGTGATGCTCAACACCGCTACTTCGTAGCGTATCTGTTGACTTTTAGGTAATATTTAGTAATATTTTGTTATCAGAGTGGTAATAAGAATATGCTTTATTTTCTCTAAAAAAGTAAGCCGATGCGTCGAGCATCACTGGTGTTATTTAGAGAACTTCGAGAGGCTCTTAACTATCTTCTATAATCTTTTAATCTTTCTTAAAAATAAATAATATACTTATTACATATACTTATTATCATAGTGATAGCAAGGCTACCCCCCCTGTGGATTCTCGAACGTTAGCAGAAGCGAAGTTGTATATATAGATATCTTTTTTATTAAACCTTATAATTTTCTATAATCTTTTAGACTTTATAAAATCTTTTAGACTTTCTAAAACTTTAAAAAGAAAAGTTATGGGATACATTTGTTCTAATATCTTGGCTTCTACATAAAAACTGATGTGATGTCTTGAAAATAAACATTATAACAGGTAGTATATCACCCCTCTTGAATTTGCCTTGATTTGCCTTGTATTGCCTTGTATTGCCTTGAATTGATTTGCCTTGATTTGCCTTGATTTGCCTTGAATTGCCTTGTCTTGAATTGCCTTGCCTTGAATTGCCTTGCCTTGATTTGCCTTGCCTTGATTTGCCTTGCCTTGATTTGCCTTGTATTGTTTTTTGTTTTCAACTTTGAAAAATTGATAAAAGATTTACTATGATAAAATTGGATGGAACACGAAAAAATCCCCTTCATATTCGAATAGAGAAAGACATGTTAGTTAGTTTATATTTTATATTTTTTACATACAAATATGATGTTCAAAAAACTAATAATTTATTAGTAAAAATTGATTCATTGACTTTCATATTAAATATTAAAGTAAAACGAAAGTCTATCGGAACTCTCGCAACCTATCGGAACTCTCGCAACCTATCGGAACTCTCGCAACCTATCGGAATGGAATTTTCAGGAATTATTCAAGTTCCAAATACCACATACCCTATCGGAACACTAACACAACCTATCGGACATTCACTATCGTCTATCTCGACATTCACATCATTCACATCACTCTCATCACTCTCATCATTCACATCACTCTCATATATCTCGACATTCGCATCAATCTCGTGTATAAAAATACAAGAAAATATTCAAGTTCCAAATATCACAGTTCCAAATATCACAGTTCCAAATATCACATATTATTTAGAATCTATCGAATATCTCAAACCTCTCGTATCTATCGCATATATCGAATCTATCAAATATATCAAATCTCTTAAACCTCTCGAATACATTGAACCTATCAAACCTCTCGCACCTCTCGCATTCATCACACTCATAACGCTCATCTCTATCGCACTCCTCATATACGCATTAACAATCATAGATAAGGATGATACGGATGATGATACGGAGGATGATACGGAGGATGATACGGAGGAGGATACACTTATGGAAGATTTTAGATTCTCTATAATTGAAGAATGTAAAATTCTAAATAAAAAAGGAGATATTGTGTCTGAAAATAAAATATTTAGGGGTGTTTTAGTTGATATTTGGAAAACAATGGAAAAACAAAAAATATTAGAGAATACGACATTCAAATTCAAAAATGGAAATAAGAGAGGAGTAAAAGGTTATAACTGGTGTGAAGGAATCAATATGTCTTTTCAAAACAAGGATGCAATTGGAACACTCAGAGAAATACTTCATTTGGTCAAGTTAAATGACTTAACATTTAACTTGACTATTAGACTTAAATCCGACGAGACTGTTAAGTTCAATAGAGATTAAAAATGTAAAAAGTTCTTTTCAAAATATATAAAATACTTGATTGGTCAAGTTGTATTTTATATATTTTGAATATATTTGTTCTATTATCTTTTATATTTTATAAAAAATGATTTAAAACTTTTAAAATATTATCTTAAAGCCAAACGAAATATCTCGAACTCTCTCGAAACTTGTTGGAACTCTCTCGAAACTTGTTGTTGGAACTCTCTCGAAACTCGTTGGGTTATCGGACTCGGACTCTATTGGAACAATGGCAGTCGCTCAAATGACATACACGCGACAAAACGACACGCGACAAAACTACTCTATTCTCAGTGAGATTATTTTCACAAACGACGAAGCCTTTTCAGAGGTTGATGTTGAAAAGGCAAGGATGATACTTTGCGTTTGTAAGAATGCGAAAAGCAATAAAAATATCAAGAAGAGCATCGACAATGCGAAAATAAGAAACTTCCATAAGCAAATCAAGAATCTTTCATCAAGAAAAACAAGCAACGAGTTTTACAATCGTCCGATTGTAGAGTTCGATGGTGCCACCGATTTGAACATTGAACGCATACATAAAGAAAGGGTTAATAGAATCGTTGGGGGGTTATTAAAGGAGAGTCAATATGTAATCGAAGGTGTTAAAAAAAAGATGTCCATTGAGCAGATTCGAAATATTGATAAATATTGTAATCAACTTCAAAAAGCCATTGCTGTGATTTATAGGCTTGGAATTGACATAAATAACATTAGTGCGGATGACATGGAATTGTGCGAAGAAGACGAAGAATTTTACTCGATAAAATTCAATCGGATTGAACACGCCACAATCTACAAATATAATTCATATCTATTGAATCTGCTCGAACATAATCAAGAAAAAGAAAATGAAATTATCGAATATATTAGCACCAAAGAATATGATGATACGTGGTGGTGCGAGAAAACCCCGATCATACACCCCGTATAAGCAGATGTATAAGCAGATGTATAAGCAGATGTATAAGCAGATGTATAAGCAGATGTATAAGCAGATGTGGTCATAGTCAGATGTGTATGTATTATGTATTATATATTTTTTATTTTATTTTTCCAAAACCTGTTTTTCCAAAACCTGTTTGATATAGTTTATGTTAATTAGTGGAAGGATTGGAGAGCATTCCCATAGTTGCGTTTTAAGAAACGTTTGAATCTCGTATTTTACAGGATACATGTGAAATAACCCACTGTATATATCAAGCATATACCGCTGATGTTTTTTCGCAAGTAGATGAACACTATACTTGGGCAATACAATCAATAACTGAATATAAGGTGGAACATCGGGTGGGACATCGCTATGTGATACAGGGGCTTCATTCGCTATCGAGTGATTTAGGATATCCTTGATTGTAGGCGGGTAATTGTAAGGATAATACCATTCGCAATCTATCGCCCTTCCTTTATAATAGGAATACACCCAATAGATACCCTTGATGTAATTATTACAGGCGTTAAACATCACCGTCGAATCAATCGAAATATTATTGTCAAATATAATGCGATAATACTCCTGACGCCATTTATTCGGACTGTTGTATATCGCGTGTATTAACGGGTCTTTGTTTTTTAACCCATAGTAATCGCTCGGAATGACGCAAGTCGAACAGGGCTGCTTCTTCTTTATATACCGTTCGCACACGCGGTGAATATCTTCATCCTCGGTATTCGCCAAATCCTTGAAAATATCAATGAGGCAATTGTGATTTATCGCTCCGTTATGAACCAATAGCCCGTTGCTTTGGATTGCCCGTTTCGTAGCGGACATTAGCGTATCGATGCCATTATTCTTCAATTCTATCGTTAATAAATGCGGTATAAAGTCGTTCCCGAGGATAGAACAAGCGGTACAATAGGTTTCAATCAAGTCAACAGAGGCTGCTTCGGCTGCTTCGGCTGCTTCGACTGCTTCGGCTGCTTCGACTGCTTCGACTGCTTCGAGTTTCCAAGTCATCTTTAATTCGCATAAAATCGCTTTGCGTAATTCTTTGATATTTAAATAGTTAAATACAGTGTTGTTAGTATGCGGGTCTTTCATCTCTCGCATCAAATATATATTTTCCTTGTGGGACATAAGCGATAAGATGATTAAATCAGCGTCCAGTCCGTGAATGATTATTTTATCGCTTACGGGCGTCTCTTTGAGCCTGTGAAAGATTTTGTGTTCCCCTTCGCCTGATTCGTCGCTACCGCTATATATAATCCGTTTGTCGCTTCTGCTATTTTCGCGAATCGTCTCGTTTAATTTATCCATAAATAGCGTTCCTGGGGTAATCGCATTTGTATCCCACGTTATCGCTACATTATCCAATGTATTTTTATAAATATTTAAATACCTACGCTTCCTCTGCTGAAACATCTTCGCCAACGGTGCGACGCCATCCGCACAAATCAAATATTTGGCGGCTTTGTAGTTTTCGACGTAATACTTAATTCGTTCCCATACACCCGAGATAATTTCGCTTTCGATGCGGTCTTTGTCGGACACCGTAGCGGCTGCTTTCGTCGCGTCCTTATATCGTCGAATGACATCTTGTGCCACGTTGTGTATAATGCCGTTAAAGTCGATACAATAGATATCCAAGCCAGTAGGCTTAGCGTTCGAGAGAATCGTATTGTATTTTTGCGTCAGCGAATAAAAATAATAAGGGATACCCATTGTATTATAGTATTGCGGATATCTATTTATATAATTGCTAATATCATTTTTTATTTTTCTTTCTATCATATTAGAATATATATAATAATATGGCGGCTACGAATCTAAGTGATGTATTTTTAGGGTCAGAGCAATCAAAGTATGCGGGAATCGCTCTTTTTATAACGATTTTAATCATTTGTTTAGCAATTCTATTCACCAGTAGCAAAATCCCAATCGAGCAACGAATCGTGTTCGTTATCTTTATACTTATCATAACACTCCCCTCGATATTAATGACGCTATTTGAACTAACATGTATCGTTACGGGCGGAAACTATAATACGCGTTGGTGGTGCTGGGCGTTAGCGTGGTTCTTGGCGGTTATGATTATCTTTTATTGTGTAATGATAATCATATCCCTCTTTCTATCGATGACTTCCTATGATTTAGCGAACGAGCGAATTAGCGAGGATATCGCAAATAACAAGGTTGATGATACTTCGGACAACACGAATGCCAACAATTATGCTAAAAATATAATGAAGTCTTATGAACAAGACAATCAGTCGCCTCAGTCGCCTCAGTCGCATTCGCCTCAGTATTCCCCGCCACCCCAGCAGTCGCCTCAGTCGCCTCAGTCGCCTCAGTCGCCTCAGTCGCCTCAGTCGCCTCAGCAAACAGAGCAAAATCACATGACATCTCTCGCACAACAATATCAACCTCCTATACACATGCAACAACAACCTCCTATGCCTCAACAATCGCAACAACAACGCCCCCAACAACAATCCAGTTCCGCAGGTGCTTACACTGGGTTTGATTCAACTGACAGATTAGCCCCGTTAGATGCCGATTTTACGACGATGAAAGAACCAATGCGTCGCCCTGTTAACGTCCATAGTGAATCGCGTATGAGCGATACGGTAGAGCCTTACGCAGATTCAAATATGGATATGTTTAGTTCATTTTAGGTAATTTATATATTTTGTCCAATTCGTCGTAATATTCCGCATATACTCCCAGTCATACCCTACAAAACGGAACGTATATTGCGTATATATTTTTTTTGATATAATATAATCTCTTTTATATTCACCTTTTATCGTTATCCCTTCAAAATCACTAATCACATCTATGGCGATACACTCCAATTTAGCACCTATATTTAACAAGAACTCGCAACATATATTGTCATTCGCATAAAGTGTGTGGATGTCGTTGTCGCAACTATGGAATGTTTTTGAAAGAAACGAATAATTGAACTTGTCATAGGCATCACCATCCACAATAATTTTCCACAGAATATTATGCTCGGGTTTTTGCGGATTGCTGTATATATAGTTTATTGCCGTTAGTTCTTGTAATGAGGTGGATAAGAATGTTTCCGTTGTGATAATAGAGCCGACGGCAAGAGCAAACGGTATTCTTTCTAAAAGCGATTTATATCGGTTATAATTAAACCCGCGATAGAGAACGAGTTGCCGAGTAGGTTGCTCTATAACGTCCTTACAGAGGGGGAGTTTATTCCCCAAGGATTCGCATAGTATTTTTATATTTTGAAGTTGTCCGCGTAAGAAATCATTCGCGTTTATATTTTTTTCCATCATATAATCAAACGTTTCTTCGGGGAATAGGTTGCCATCTATGTATTTCATAAAATCCTTGCGTTTATAAGAGGTATTAAATAATGCGTGGTGATTACTTAGTAAATGTGTGATTACTTGGTAATTCAACGTATAATATCCTTTACTCTCACGCATTTCAAAGTAATCGTCAGGGTCATCCTCTGATTTCCATTCATACAGAAAATCCGCGATGATATCCTTTTTCCTATTTCGTGTAATCTTGTTGTGTTTTTGATACGTTGTATCAATATGAAGCAAACTTGGAAACTTCATTTGTCTCTAATTGTATAGATAGAAGAGCATCATTTTTTACCAAACATATTTAAGAAATCATCTCTATTATATTATAATGTTCAATTAATAATTATGAAAAAGAAGGAAGATGAGGCTAAGCGTAGCGGTTATTATAGACCTCAAATATGTCGAAATTGTGGTATCAATGGACATTTATACAAGGATTGCTTACATCCTATTATGAGTTTCGGTATCATTTGCTACAAAGTAGAAAACGGGGAGATAAGGTATGTTATGATACAACGTAAAGACAGTTTGGCATTTATGGAGTTTGTGCGAGGGAAATATAATCAGACGGATATTAATTATATTAAGCAACTTATCGATTATATGACTGAGAATGAAAAGGAAATGATATTAGAAAACGCATTCGACATGATATGGAATTATACGTGGTGTCAATCGTCTCAAAACGTCTTTAAGCATACGAAGGAATACATTGAATCGAAATCGAAGTTCGACTATGTGATAAATAATAATAATTTTGTGAATGTAATCAAATCGAGCAAGGTGAAATGTAGTTGTTTGGAGCAGGAATGGGGTTTCCCGAAGGGGCGAAAGAAGATTCGCGAGAGTGATATTGATTGTGCCGTTCGGGAGTTTTGCGAAGAAACGCAGTTATACAATGATGATATTCAAATCGCAAAGGATATCAATCCGTTTCAAGAAATATTCTTTGGCACGAACAACATTCTATATAAACACGTTTATTATGTTGCGAAAATCGTCAAGGATAAATCTAAGATATTCTTAGATAATAATTGTCTCGAACAAGTTAGGGAAGTTCGAGATATCAAATGGCTTACATACACAGAGGTATTATCGCATATTAAATATCATAACATAGAGCGTATTGAGATATTCAAGAAGGCTCACAATATAATTAATGAATCCTTGCTATAAATCTTCTTTAATCTATATAGAAGGTGGATGATTAAAAAGGGTTCTAAAATCTGTCCAGATAATAAAGAAATAAATCCAGTAACTGGAAGATTCGTTTTAAAATGTAAAGAGGGAACTGTGCGAAATAAAGAGACTGGAAAATGCGACAAAATTCCAAGTGAAAACAAAAACAATGTGAGAAAAGGAAGACCAAAGAAATTACCAGATACCCAGCCCGTTATCCCTACACCGCAGAAGCCGAAGAAGTCGCTATCGACATCCGCTGACGCTTCCGACGCTTCCGACGCTTCCGCCGCTTCGTCTGCGTCCGTTGTTTCTCTATCTCCGCCTTTATCAGATGACAGAGAATTCGAATTGTATTATCCTGATTTAGACGACACAGACTTTACATCTAAGATTACGAATAATAAGGAGTTTTTGATTCATAAAATACCAGATTATCCTATCGTCACGAACGCCGAAGAGTTCAATGCGGTATCCACGAAGTTATGTGGAAAGTTTGACAAGATGCTTTATCAGCATTTTATAGGGCAGTTTTTATCGTATCGAACACCCTATCGGAGTGCTTTGTTATATCACGGTGTAGGCGTGGGTAAAACGTGTTCCGCCATAACAATCACAGAGGCTCTATTAAGTTCGCAAGTATCCTCAGAACCTATGATTTGGGTGATTATGCCACAAGCATTAAAGACCAGTTTTAAATCGCAAGTATTTAGCCTCGACGATTTTGAGACACTTGAAGGGTTGGCGAATCAATGCACCGACCATAATTATATAAAATTGTTAAATATATATAAATCTACCTTGGGTGTAGAAAACAAGGAGAAACTCAAAAGCGAACTGAAAGCATTACTAAAAACCCGCTATGATATCTTTACGTATGACCGATTCGCCAAATATATCAAGGATAACTATACGAATACCAATAAAATTGTAGAGAACAAGGTAATTATCATCGACGAGGCTCATAATATACGTAGCACAAATAAGAAGGTGAAGGATACCTACGTTGCGTTAATGAATTGCCTTGAAAAGGGGAAGAATAATCGGCTGGTGTTATTATCTGCTACGCCGATGTATAACGAACCGCGAGATATTTTAGAACTTTTAAAACTTTTACTTATAAACGACAAGCGACACGCGATTCTACAAGAAAACAAGAAGATATTCAATAGCAAGACGTTCAATATAGAGGATGCGAATGTCGCTGAATTGATTCGAAACTTATCGGGGCGTTATATATCTTACTTGAAAGGCAAGAACCCTTTCTCATTCGCTTTAAAGTTGAATCCGAGCATTAGCGGTATCAAAGTGTTAGAGAAAGCACCTACGCGAGATATGACGAATAAGGCGATTAAAAAAGAGAGTATCGGCTGGTTGAAGAATATAGATGACGAGATTGTTATCTCCACACTTGGCGAAGCCCAAAAGAAGTTAGTCAATTCGCTCGAAAAAATAGCGTTTGACGTCAGTGATAGCGATGGAAGCGACGTGGATGGAAGCGGAGACGACGCAATGGATAGCGACGGCGACGTATCGGATGACGACGAGAAGCAAAATAATAATATGAAACTGCTACAACCAATGAATATCGTATATGATACGGATATCGGTATCAAGGGTTTTTATAATTTTTTTAGTAAAACAAAGGATACTGACCCTATCGAATTAAAATATACAGAGGGGTATAAAAATGCCTTATTGCCAGACAAAGAACATTTAGGTAAATATGCTGGAAAGTTTTTGAATGTTTGTAATTTTATTCGCAAATCGAAGGGAATCGTGGTTATCTACTCGCGATTTTTGATATCGGGCATCATACCGATTGCGATATGCCTCGAACATTTAGGATATTCTCGGGAAGGAGCGAATAATATTTTGAAGAATGCCGATATCGTTAAAGACAAGCCGATATACGAGGGCGTTCGCAATCCGAAATACTGTATTCTTACGAGCGATAAGAAGGAATATATGGGAACCACGAAGATAGATGATTTAATAAAAATAATCAATAGCGAAGCCAATCACAATGGGGCAAAAATAAAGGTGATTCTTATCACCCCCGTAGCAAGTGAAGGACTCAGTTTTTTCAATACTCGCGAGATACATTTAATCGAACCTTGGTATCACTTTAATCGTGCTGACCAGATTATCGGGCGTGGCATCCGCAATTGTAGGCATAATAGTCTCGCGATTGAGAACCGCAACGTATCTGTATTTATGCATGCAAGTGTGAATGATGATGAGAGTAGAGAAAGCATCGATATCAATGCGTTCCGTATATCCACACGGAAATACATTGAGAGCAAGAAAGTCGATAAAATTATTATGGATAATGCGATAGATTGCCATTTAATGAAAAATATTAATTATTTCCCGAAAACGCTTTTTAAAATGGATAATGTAAATATACAGACATCGCAAGGAGCGGTGATTAAGTATAACTTCGGCGACGACGATAAATACGAGCCAAAATGTAATGTGATTGTGAATCCTCGCAAAATTAACACTCGCGGGTATCGCAGTGAAATATACAAGCATCTTTTGCCAAGTATCAAAACCATGATTAAGAATATTATTAGCACCCCCGCTAACGCCGCTAACGCTAATATCTATTTTGATTTTGAAATGTTAAAAAACAGTATGGGTAATACAGTCGATAATGATATATTGATGTATGCGATTAAAAACATTCTCTATCCGAGTATTTTTATTCGTGGCAAGTATATC